GCTCGCCGAAGACTGCCTCCAGATCCAGGGCCGTCCCGAGGTAGGCCTTCAGGCCTCTTGTCCTGCCTGTCTCGAGGGCCTGCGTCAGGTCCTCGAGCGCCTCCTTCGCCGTCTTGCCGGAGGCGTCGCCCAGGATCCGGGCGGCGTCGGCCAGGTTGATGAGCTGCTCAGGCTTCAGGCCCTTGGCAAGGCCGCCGAGAGCAATCTTCATCAGGTCCGCGTTGGAGACCAGGCCCTCACTGGCCTCTTCCATGGATCGGACGATGGAGTCTGCCGTCAGGTCGTACTTCCTGGCCAGGTTGTCGAGAATGCCCTTTTGCTCCGTGTAGTCGGCTCCGGCCTTCGCCAGGTCCCAGGCCTGGCCGGCGGCGTACATGGCCGCGCCGATGGCGGCGGCCGCGGCGATCCAGTTTTTCTTCAGCATGTCGAGGTGCGAGAGCTGCCGGCCGTACTGCATCTCGTCCAGGCGGGCGATCTGCGCGTTCTTCGCCTGCTCGGCGCGGAGGATGTCGTTCGCCGTCGCCTGGGCGGAATGCTTGATCATGCGGTATGAATTCTCGATCTTCGCCCGCATGAGGTCGAATTCGGCGGAGGACTTGATCCCCAGCTTGCGGAAATTATCCTCGATCGACAGGGAGGTGCTCGTCGCGTCCTTCAGGAGCTTCTGCTGCCCCTTGGTGAAGCGCGTGGTGTCGAGGTCCAACTCCGCGAAGATGGTGCCTACGGGCTTGCCTTTTGCCATCAGCCGTTCTCCAGAATCTCGCGGATTTCAATCTTGCTTGCGTTCAGGGCCGGGCGCAAAAAGGGCCGACCGGCATACTCAACGATCCGAGCGTAGTAGACAAGGTAGTTGCCCGCATAGACCCGGATGTTGCGGGCCCGGGCGATCTCGATGCCGTGTGGTTCCCGCTTCTCGACGACGCGGATCGTCCTCTTCAGAGCCCCGGCATCCCTGGCCGTCCAGGGCTGTCCGGCGTAGGGCCCGGACCTGTAGATGGGCCGGGAGACAGTCCCCACCGGGCACTTGCCGCGGGCGCGCTCGGCCACCAGCTCCGCCGCCTTCCGGAGCCGATCCATGGAGGCCGCCATGATCTCCCCGTCATACCGTTGTGGGTTCCAGTTACTGACCCTCATGCTTTCTCCCGAGAAAATGATGGAAAACGCGCCGCACGCGGGCAAGGCAGGTCTTCTGGTCCCGAACCCCGTAGAGATCCATCACAATCTTGACGGCGGGGATCGAGATGTCGACGATCTCTCCCGCCCCGGCGGTGATCACCTGGCGCCTCGTAAGCATGTAGATCATGGCGGCCTCCGCGTTCTCCTCCAGCAGCTCCACCCGGCATTGCCCGCAGGGCGGTGTCCCGGGAGGGGTCCGGCGCCCGTACATCTCCCGACAGTCGTCACACTTCGGGCCGAGCTCGTCGGTCCACTCGACCCAGTCGATCAGTTTTTTTCGGCGGCCTCCGCCCTCATGGCATCGTCATCGGCCAGCTCCCTGAGCTTCTCGCCGATGAACCGCGCGAACTTCGCCGAACGGGTCATCAGGAGCGCCTTGTTCTCCGTCGTGCACGCAATCGGGTTGCCCTGCGCATCGGTGAACCGCTCCCAGGCCACGATGCAGCGGTCCCAGAACAGGCGGTTTTGCAGCTCCTCGTCGACATCCTCCCAGGTCACGCGCGTGACGACGCCGTCGACCTTCACGATCTGGGCCTGCTTCGTCACCGTGCGGGCCCGGATCGATCGCAGGTCCTCGGCGGAGAGGGCCCGCAGCTGGACCCTTCCGCCGCCTTCCATGTCGAACCAGACGCCCGGCTTTTCCTCGAGCTCGAACACCGTCATGTTACGAACCGACCCTTTCCATGGCCTTCGCGCTGACCTTGCACTTGAAGCTGGTCGTCGCCAGGCCATTCTTGATGAACTTGATCGGCGCCACTTCGGTCAGGATGAGCTCGCCGCCCGCGGCAACCCGCCAGAAGTGGTTCGTGTCCTCGTAGAAATAGAGATTCGTCAGGCCCACGTTGGACGTGGCCAACGAGTTGAGGAGCACCTGCCCGTTGGTGTCGTCAGGATCGTAGTTGCCGGAGAAGCTGATCTCACCGGCGTCCGCGATGCCCGCGTTCTTCCATTTCTTCACCGTGTCGCCGAACGCGGTGTCCTCCACCACGTCCGGCACGAAGCCGCTCATGGACCATTCCCCGATGCCGGCCACCACCACCGAGCCGTACATCACCTTTGCCAGTCGTCCGCCGATCGATGACATGTGAGCACCTCCCAAATAAGATTATGCCGTCTCTGGATTGTCGCGGGGGACGCCGATGACCGTCGAGTCGATCCGCGGCGCGCCCGGAAAACGCCTGTGCAACCATCGCCACCGCGCCTGGAACTCCTTGTCCGGGAACCACGAGAAGGGACGCATACAGTAATGCTCGGCGAAGGCGTCCAGGATCCACGCCGTGCCGCCCTGCTCCCAGGCCTGCAGGACGCACATCGTGCCGTAGAGGTCGAAGCCCTCGAGGCGCTCGTCGAAGCGGAAGCGCTTGCGGAGGTTCACGAGGATCACGCACTCGTCGAAGCAGCTCGCGAGGTGCGGGAACTCGTGCATCTCGCTCGTGTTGAAGAGCGGCGCGATCCGCATGTCGTGGAGCTTCCCGCAGATGTTGCCCTCCATGTCCTTCCCGATGATGCCGGCCACGATCCACGAAGGCGGCAGCTTCGCGATCTGCCCGCGGACCTGGTCGACCCAGCCCTGCCGGAAGTGCATGTCCTGGTGGGCGAGCACCCCGATCTCGGCGCCCTCGTCCTCCATGCGCTTCAGCAGGCGGTTGAGACCCGTCGTGGCGCTCGTGGGGTGCAGGATCATGTGCGCCTTGCCCTCGATCTCGGACTGCCGGAAGCACATATCCAACCTTTGAACATCATTCACCAGCACCCCGAAGGCCAGGACGGCGCCGGGGTCGATCAGCTTCCGGACGATCATCTCGGCGTTGCAGTTGTCGTGCGTCCAGCTTCGCAGGCGGCCCGAATCGCGCGGGTCGTACTTCGCCAGCTCCGCCTCCAGCCATTCCCGCGTGACGGGCTTCCGGTAGCGCCGGCCCGAGAAGTTGTGCTTCGCGATCTCCGCGATGTTTTCGAGCGTGACGTAGCCGTCCCCCAGGGCGCCGATATAGTGCCGGTTGTCGGCCACGATCACCGGCTTGCCCTGCATCATGGCCTCCAGGGCGCCGCGGCCCAGGGTGATGCAGAGATCCGCCCAGGCGATCTGCTCCTCGATGGGCTGCTCCAGGTCGCTGACGCGCAGCTCGTAGCGCTCCGCGAGGTGCGCGAAGGGGTCATCCTTCACGGGTTCGCGGCGGATGACCAGGATCTTTCGCAGCTCGTCGGCCGGCGGGATGGGCTCCATCACCGGGATCGGCTGCGGGACGACGACGCTGTCGATGCCGCGCCCGAGGTTCGCCTTCCGCACCTCCTCACTCACGGCGATATAGCGGTCTGCGCCGGCGACCATGTGCTCGTCGCCGATCAGCCCGTGGGCGATGAAGACCTTCCGGGCCGGGCTGGCCTTGATCGCGGCGAAGCGCTCCGGGTGGCTGCACAGGATCAGGTCGAGCTTCATGGAGACGAACTTCCCCGGGTCCGTGGTCTCGATGACCTCATGACCCAGCCCGCGCAGCGTGTCGATGAGGCAGCGCATGTAGCGGCTCGAGCCGCCCTCGAGTGCCCTGCCGGATATGTATCGCGCCGTGACCAGGATCTTCATGCCTTCTCCGTGATGAGCCGGTAGTCCACCGCCCAGTGCCGGCCGCTGGCCGTGCCCTGGGGCGTCGTGAATTCATCCTGCATGGTCGTCAGGTTCTCCCGGGCAATCAGGATGTGATAGTTGCCGGCGATCGTGAGCACCGCATCATCAAAGAGCGCCTTGAGATCCGCGAACATCCCGGTAATCTCCGCCAGGCCATGCGAAATGGAGTACAATGAGAACTGGACGGTCAAGTCCTCGAGCTTGTCCTTGAACGTGTCGGCCTGGACATCCGTCACGATGGTGATGACCACGTAGGGGAACTCTGTCCCCTGGGGAGCTTCGCCTTCGAAGATCCGGCCGCCCACCCGGGCGGACAGGGCCGAACCGGCGGTCATCGTCATGATGGCGGTCAACAGGTTGTTCATGCCGCCTCCTTGCACAGGATATCCAGCCACCGGTGGGCCGAGTTGGGATCGATGACGGCCACGATGTTGAAGTACCTGCCCGCGTAAGAGATGCGCCACCCCGCCTTGACGACGGAACGGTAGCGGATCCGGATCCGGTGCGTCACGGTCATGGTCGTCTGCCCCGCCTGGGCGGCTTCGGAGGCGCCGACCGGCCAGACCGCCGCCCAGACCGTCGCCGCGTCCGTCCAGGTCACCGTGAAGCCCCCCATGCCGTCAGGCGCCTTCGAGGGGTGCTGCAGGGTGATGAGCTTGTTCATATCTGCCGGGCTCGTGTTGTAGTTCAAAACTCCTCCCAGAGGCGCCAGCTGGCGAGCAGCCGGTCGATGACCGGCTTGAGGACCTCGCTCCGGTCGCCGTGGTAGTAGGCGTCCTCCGCGGCGAACTTCACCGCGCGCTTGATGTTCTTCGGCACCAGGGCCGCCGTCGTCCATCCGCAGACGAAGCGGATTTTGATCGGGTTGACCGGGTAAAGATCCCCGGACGGCCAAGACCCGGAGAAGGGCAGGACAACCCGCCCGCACTGGTTCCCGTTGGTCTCGACGAGGTAGTCCGTCGCAGCGGTGAGTGTCGTCTCCGTGCCGTCTGTGTCCTTCCAAGAGACGCTCGTCACGGATTGCAGGTTCCCGAAGGGCAGGACGATCGCGTTGCCATTCGGCCAGTCCTCGAGGTAATAATCCCAGGTCTGGGTCAGCAGGGCCCGGCCGGTGACGGCCTCCACATAGGCACGGGCGTCGATGATGAGGTCCGTCAGGTCATCATCCTCCGCCGTCGTGGCGGCATTCACGATCACGTCGGCCCCGAACTCGCTGGCGGCCGTCAGCACCTTAGCCGCGACCCGGATGTACTGCTTCGTGCCCCCGTATGCCTTCTCCTGGATCGCGTTGTCGTTGTCCGCCGTGACCTGGGTGAAGG